ATGACCCTCTTGCTAAGTTAAAAGCTAGAGAATTAGACTTAAGAGCGGCTGAAAACCAAAGAAGAAAAGAATACGAGAACAAAAGAATTGATTTAGATCGTATGAAAGCAGTTATGAATCAACAAAATCAAGATAATAAGTTAGAACAGAACGAAGAATTAGCAGAAATGAGAGCTGAAACCTCGATTGAGAAAACTTTATTGCAAAACGCACTTAAAAAAGATAAATAATAAGTAAAAATAGGAGACTTATGATTAAAACTCAGTCAAAACATGTAGATTTTAAAAAATTTACAAACAAAGATGGTCTTTTAAAAGGCGGAGTACCTGTTGAGATGTCAAAACCAAATGAATCTCAAAAAGATAGGGTACAAGGCCAAAAAAGAATGTTAAAAGACAAAAGATCAACTGTAACTTGGTATTAATATGTGGTTATCGGCAATTAAACTAGCCGTATCTGCTGGAAGTAAGATTTATGCCAACAAGCAGAAGGCAAAAATGGCAATGTCTGAAGCACAACTACTGCATGCTGAAAAGCAAGCACGTGGTGAAGAGCAATATCAAGGAAAATTACTAGAAGCTAGACAATCGGACTGGAAAGACGAGGCGGTTTTGATAATTCTCTCGGCGCCCATAGCAGTTTTGGCGTGGTCGGTGATAAGTGAGGATCCTGAAGCCATGAATAAAGTAAAATTATTTTTTGAGATGTTCTCGCAGCTGCCGTCATGGTTCACAAATTTGTGGATCCTTGTAGTGGCGTCAATATATGGTATAAAGGGAACACAAATATTTAGAAACGGAGGAAAAAAATAATGAGAACTGATTATCAACCAAAACCTAGAATAAGACCTAGAGCTGATCACGAAAAAGCAAGTGGTAAAGTTTATTCTGCAAAAGATAAAAACATGATGGAGCTTAAACAAAAAAGCAAAATCAAAAAAAATACTCAAACAGGTTAATATGAAAAAAAATAAAAAGAAAAAATTTCCAGACATGTCTGGAGATGGAAAAGTTACTAAAAAAGATATTTTAATTGCAAAAGGTGTGATTAAAAAAACTAAGAAAAAAAGAAAAAAGTAAAATGGCTAAACTTTGTGCTAGAGGAAAAGCAGCTGCAAAAAGAAAGTTTAAGGTTTATCCTTCAGCGTATGCTAACATGTACGCTTCTGCAGTTTGCTCTGGAAAAGTTACACCAGGCGGCAAAAAGAAAAAGAAGAAGAAAAAATAGTGTCAGATAAAAGTAAAAAATTAGAGAAACAAGGTCCATACATAGTTATTCCAAAAAAAGGACCATATAAAAAAAGAAGACCATGGCAAAAGTGGTCTGGAGGTGATTATAAAGCACCCAAAATTTTAAAATACAAAATGGGTGATAAGGAATATGAATTTAAGAAAGGTGGAAGAGTTGGTTTTAAATCTGGAACTAAAAGAAAAACTTACACAAAAGGCTGTGGTAAGGTTATGTCTGGAAAAAGAAAACCTGTAAGGTATGTCTAATAACGGTTTAAGAAAATGGGTCAAAGAGAAATGGGTAGATATTGGAGCACCGAAGAAAAACGGAAAGTATCAACCTTGCGGAAGATCGAAGGGGAGCAAGAGGAAGTATCCAAAATGCGTCCCACTTGCAAAAGCCACTCGTATGACAAAGTCGCAAAAGGCGAGTGCTGTCAGACGAAAAAGACAGGCTGGTAATAAGGGGCCAAAACCAACTAACGTAAGGACGTTTGCATGATAAAAAAAACAAGAAAAAAATATTCAACTGGAACTAAACCAAAAAGAGATTTCCCTGCATTAAGGGATTCTCAAAAAACATTTAATAATTTTTTACAGAAAAAAGGAATTAAAAAATTAGACTTTGAGGATGTTAAAAAAGTCTATAAAATTTTTACAAAAAAATAATTATGTCTATTAGAAAAACAACAAAAGGCCCGAACGCCAATTATAGACCAACAAAATCTGGAGCTGGAATGACAGCAAAAGGTGTAAGAGCTTACAGACGTGCAAACCCTGGAAGCAAACTAAAAACAGCCGTGACAGGAAAAGTGAAGCCTGGATCAAAAGCTGCAAAACGTAGAAAATCATACTGCGCAAGATCACTAGGACAATTAAGAAGATCATCAGCTAAAACTCGTAACGATCCTAATTCTAGAATCCGTCAGGCTAGAAGAAGGTGGAGATGTTAAAATGACAAAAGCAAAAAAAGCAAAAGTAAAAAAAGTAATTAAAGCTTTGAAAAAAGCTTCTAAATCACATGCTAAACAAGCTAAAACATTAAAAGGAGTTATAGGTGAAAAGAGCAATAATAGACGCGCTTGAAGCAAGATATAACGCACAAATAGCTGAAGCAGACGCTACAATAAAAATCTATTTAGAAAATTCTGTAGGTATTGGAGAACATCCTCAACACATTGATGAGGTTGATAAACAATTACAAAAAATAGCTGAAGCACAAGAAAAACTAAACGAACTACAGGCATTTAAAATATGATGGACCCAATAACAATTGTTTATAAAATTCAAAAACTTTTAAAAGAAGGAATTAATCAGATTCAAGAAACATATACATCTGGATCGGTTGACAATATGGAAAAATACAAGTATCTACTTGGAAAGGCACACGCCTTACAAATTATACAACAGGAAATCTCTAACCTGCTAGAAGAAAAGGAGCAAAAAAATGAGCAAGGAAACGTTATCGACTTCGGAAAGCCCGAAGATAAAAATGGCTCTTGAAGAAAAATATAAAGAGCAAGATAAAGAAGAAAAATTAAAAAGAGTTGACGAAACAAACGTTGACAAAGTTATAGACCACTTACCAGAACCATCTGGTTGGAGACTTTTAGTTTTACCTTTTACACCGAAAGAAAAAACTAAAGGTGGTTTAATATTTTCACAAGAATCTTTAGACAAAGCAAGAATCGCAACTAATTGCGGTTATGTTTTAAAAATAGGACCAGACGCATACAAGGATAAAGAAAAATTCCCTGCAGGCGCTTGGTGTAAAGAAAAAGATTGGGTGATTTTTGCAAGGTACGCTGGATCACGATTACCAATAGAAGGCGGAGAAGTCCGTATTCTTAACGACGACGAAGTTTTGGGTACCGTTGCTGACCCAGAATTTATGTTGCACTACATTTAATACATAGGAGGAAACTATGCCAATAGACAACGAAGAAAAAAAAGATGTTCCTATGGTTGATATTGATACTTCAGGACCTGGTGAAGAGGTTGAAGTAGAAGATAAACAATCAGAAGTAACTGAAGAAAAATCTGACGCTGTAGATAAAACTTATGAAAATGAGCGTGAGACAAAACTAGAAGAGAAAGAAACACCCATAGAAGGTGCAGAGAAAGATGAAGAATTAGAATCATATAGTAAGAGAGTCAAAAGAAGAATTGATAAACTTACTACAAAAATGAGAGAAGCTGAAAGACAAAAAGAAGAAGCTTTAGAATATGCACGATCAGTTAAAGCAACTTCTGATAGTCTTAAGAAAAAATACTCTCAACTAGAAACAAGTGGTTTAAAAGATAGAGAAGAAAAAATTAAATCTAATCTTAAAGCTACTTATGCAACATTAGCAGCTGCCAGAGAAGCTGGAGATTTAGAAGCTGAAGTTAATGCTCAAAAAGAAATTGCTAGACTTGGTTACGAGGAAGCAAGATTAGAAGAGCAAAGAAACACAACATCTAAAGCCGAGCTTATGGAAAGACCTGTAAATATTACACCGTCTAGAAAAGCTGAGCCAACTAGAGAACCTGATCCAAAAGCACAGGATTGGGCTCAAAGAAATACTTGGTTTGGTAAAGACAGTGCAATGACTTACACTGCTTTTGATATACACAAAAAACTAGTGGATGAAGAAGACTTTGACCCAACAAGTGATGAATATTACGCAGAAGTTGATAAAAGAATAAGACTTGAATTCCCTCACAAATTTGATACAAACGAGGAAAGGGAAACGACCAAACCTGTACGAACTGTAGCTTCGGCTAAACGTTCTGTCAAACCAGGTCGCAAAACTGTGTCTCTCACACCTTCACAGGTAGCAATTGCTAAAAAATTAGGTGTGCCACTGGAAGAATATGCGAAACAGTTAAAAATCACGAAGGAGGTATAGCATATGACAAAAGAAACTAAAAAAACCACTCGTGCAAGCCAGTCTAGGGCTAAAGAAAAAAGACCTACGACATGGGCTCCCCCATCATCTTTAGATGCACCACCTGCGCCAAAGGGTTTCAAACATAGATGGCTAAGGACAGAGGTTTTAGGATTTGACGATACTAAAAACATGTCTGGTAAATTAAGATCAGGTTATGAATTAGTGAGAGCTGATGAATATCCAGATGAAATTTACCCTACTATGAAGGAAGGAAAATACGCAGGAGTGATTGGAGTTGGTGGCCTTGTGTTGGCAAGGATACCGGAAGAGATCGCACAATCTCGAACTGAGTACTTTAAAAGACAAACTCAGGAGAGAAACGAAGCAATCGACAACGATCTTATGAGGGAACAACATCCAAGTATGCCGATCAATGCTGATCGACAAACGCGTGTAACTTTTGGTGGTACAAAGAAACGTTAATTTTTTAACAATTCCTACCCGCTAAATAAAATAAACCGTGCTGGAGGTCCTTCGGGACAGGCACATAAAGGAGAAAACAACTATGGCTAACGCTTCAACAACAGGCTTTGGTTTAAGAATGATCGAGAGATTAGGTAACACACCTTCAATCGGCGGTCAGTCTGAATACTTAGTCGAGTCAGCTCCAGGTGTAGGTCTTTACAAAAACAATCCTGTATCTCTGCAAGATGCAGCAGGTTCAGAAGGTTTTTTACAAGACGCTTCTTTTGCAACTACAGATGACACAGGTACTGGTGGTGCAGCTTATAATGCAACTACTGAGTCAAAATTAGTTGGTGTATTCAACGGTATTTTTTACGTTGATAACACAACTAAAAAACCAAGATTTGTTAATTTTGTAGATGCTGGAACAACATTTGGCGTGGACTATAATACTGGTAGTAGCAACGGAAAAGCATTTGTTAATGACGACCCAAGTCAGGAATATATGGTTAAAGTTGATGCTGCTTGTCCAACAAGTAACAATGGAAAAAATTTCAACGTAAATGATTTCACAGCAACTGATAACAAAGACGGTCAATCGACTGTAACTTTGGACATTGCTAGTGTTGCAACAACTTCTATGTGGAAAGTTGTCAGAGTCGGAGAAGACCCTGAAAACAAAGACATAACAGCAGCTGGTGCAAACATGGTCGTTGTAATGAATCCTTTGGCTAACTTATACGTAGCGTCAGTATAATAGGAGAATAGGAGAATAAATTATGGCAATATCAAGATCACAACTAGTTAAAGAACTAGAGCCAGGATTGAACGCCCTGTTCGGCCTGGAATACAAAAACTACGAGAATGAACATGCTGAAATTTTCGATATCGAATCTTCAGACAGAGCTTTCGAAGAGGAAGTAATGTTATCTGGATTTGGTAACGCACAAGTTAAAGCAGAAGGTCAAGGTGTATCATTCGATGATGCTCAAGAGACTTTCACTTCTCGTTATACGCACGAAACAATCGCTTTAGCGTTTTCAATTACTGAAGAAGCAATTGAAGACAATTTGTATGACAGACTTGCGTCTAGATATACAAAAGCATTAGCAAGATCTATGGCTAATACTAAACAAGTTAAAGCGGCTAACGTCCTAAACAATGGTTTCGATGGAAACTTTGCAGGTGGTGACGGAGTATCACTTTTCGGTAATAATGCAGGTGGAGTAATTGTAAACCACCCTACATTAGCTGGAACGTTCTCTAACCAATTGCAAACTCCTGCTGACCTTAACGAAACATCATTAGAGCAATCTCTAATCGATATTTCTGCTTTCACTGATGAAAGAGGTCTAAAAATCGCTGCTAGAGGAATGAAATTAATCATTCACCCTAACCAGCAGTTTACAGCAGAGAGACTAATGGAATCAAAAGGTAGAACGAATACAGCAGATAACGATATTAATGCAATCGTATCTAGAGGAATGGTACCTCAAGGTTATGTAATTAACCATTACTTAACTGATACAGATGCGTTCTATATCAAAACTGATGTACCTAATGGTATGAAGATGTTCAACAGATCACCAATCAAAACTTCAATGGAAGGTGACTTTGACACTGGTAACGTTAGATACAAAGCAAGAGAAAGATACTCTTTTGGATTCTCTGATCCAAGAGGTATGTATGCTTCTGCTGGAGCGTAATAAATAATTAAATGAGGGGCGATTACGCCCCTCATAAATCAACTTAAGAGGAGAATAATTATGGCAACAATAAACTTATTTCCAAATGACACTGTAAATGGTTCGACTATAACTGATGTGCCAGTAAGTCCACCAACTGCACCTGTTCAAGGAAAGTTATACTCTCATGCAGAAGTACAAGCTCTTTTAGATGCAGCAAATGCAGTAGGAGCAGGTAGCCCAGCTTGGGATGATATTTGTGGAAGTTACATAAGAACTTACAAGTTTGATGGACAAGCAATATTTGTCATTATGTGCACACTTGAAGCACCAGATGGAACAGATATGAGATGTTTACATGTTACAGATGGAGCTCAAATAGTTCCAAATCCTGGACCATAATAAATAAATTAAACTTGAAATCTTTATACGGCCTTGTATAAAGGCCGTATAACAAAGGAGAAAAATTATGGGAATATACAAAAAATTAAAAGAAGCACCTGAAGGATGGACTCCAAAAGACAAAGAAAATTGTTTGGAGAGAATCGAAGACGGTATTCAAAGAAACGAAGAAATAAAAAAGAATGCCACAGGTGATAAATTAGCTAAAGCTCAAGAAAAAATAACTTTTTTAACAGCTAAAAAAGCAGAAATATCAGCCTTATAATTTCATACATAAATGAAAACGTTTCTGGTTAATATTCACGCCTACGATCATCATGCTAGGTTTGAAGTAAAATCAGAAGACGATCCTCATTCGCTTGAAAAAGCAATCCTTGACAAACTGGGAGAAAACAGTATAGTTTGGGAATACACGGGAGACATGTATGACTCCCGGGTAAAAAGAATAACCTATGAGGAGGTTATAAATGGACAACCACATCCAAGAGCTTTACCAACAGAAAAAAGCTCTAGACAAGAAGTGGGAGCAGGAACATAAGAGTAACGGAAGATATACTCTTGATATGGTTAGAATCGACCACAAAGTTAGAGAGTTGATTAATCATATAAAAATGGCAGAAGCAAAAGCTGCCCATAAAGCTGCCCCAGAAGTTTCTGTAGCTACTTAGTAAAAAGCTACATCGTTGGAAAAATCCAATCCACACTGTAGGCTCTCTTGCACTCTATCAAAAACTGTTGTATAAAAATCACACTATACATTTAAAAAGATTATAGACGCGTATAGTCGACGGCCTAGAGACTATAATCTGTAACCTAGGAGGATATAAACATGGCAAGAACTACATTTACAGGACCATTGGTCATCGGAAGAGCAGCATCTAATACTTCTGAAGGCGTTAATGGTGAAATCATAATACAAAACGCAGACGGAAGTACTTCAGGAGTCGGTGGAACTGAATGGGAAGTTATTACCGCAAGCAAAGCAGCAACAGCTGCTGTAGGTTTTTTCGTAAATAATACTGCACAAGTAGCAGATATAATTATTACATTTCCTACAACACCAACTGTGGGTGATACAATACAATTAAAAAATATTACTCCCGCTAATTCAAACTACAGTTTTAACGAATATGTATTTTCTGCTGATGCTGGTGGAATTGAAGGAATAGTATCTGGAGCTGGCGGTTCTGGTGGAGCAGCTTTCAATAAAGGAACTTTGCTTTCTAGAGGATTTGGAACTACTTCAGGTCAATACGTTTACAGCGGTTCAACATACGGCTGGGTAAGAGTATAATTAATTTTTATAGAGCTACTTCGGTAGCTCTATAACTTAGGAGAATTTATGAGTTTTAAATCAGATGTATTTGCACAACGAGTAACAGCAGTAGGTGTTGTATTTGAAGGAAGAACAAGACTTAGAGGAATAAGTGTTGCTTCCGATGGTGGTGGAGCTGGAAGAATTACTTTCTCAGACGCTACTAGTGGAACAGTTCTTTTTGATATTGATATACCTAATACTGATGTATTTGCGTTTAACATACCGGAAGACGGAGTTTTATTTCCTGGTGGGATTGAAGTAACCTTATTTACTAATATAGCAGCAGCGACTCTGTTATTCGATAAGTAGGAGGTCTAAGTGGCTAACACTACTTCAGGAACAACAACCTTTGAAAAAGGGTTTGCAATCGATGAAATAATTCACGAGTCATATGAAAGAATAGGTATGACCGGTGTAACTGGTCAACAGTTAAGTTCTGCAAGAAGATCATTAAATATAATGTTTCAAGAATGGTCAAACAGAGGTTTACATTATTGGGAAATTGCAAACAATAATTTAGTTTTAGTTCAAGGTCAGTCTGTTTACACTATGTTTAGATCAACAGCTGATGGAACATCTGATGCAAATGCAGTTTATGGAGTAGATGATGTATTAGAAGCTTCATATAGAAATTCTGAAAACATTGATTTCCCATTAACAAAAGTAAATAGATCTGTTTATCAATCTTTTGCAAATAAATCTGCACAAGGAACACCTACTCAATATTTTGTTCAAAGATTTATTGATAGAATAACAATAACTTTATTTTTAACTCCAGGTGCAACTGAAGCAGGTAATAGTATTAATTATTACTATGCTAAAAGAATTCAAGATGCAGGTGCATATACTAATGATGCAGATGTACCATATAGATTTGTACCATGCATGACTGCAGGACTTGCATATTATTTAGCTCTGAAATTTAAACCAGAAAAAATTCAACCTCTAAAAGTATTGTATGAAGAAGAATTACAAAGAGCATTACAAAATGATGGATCTTCTTCTAGTCTATTTGTAACGCCTAGAACTTACTATCCGGAGATTTAATGAATGACAAGAAAAGTTACTTCTATAACTAAACAAGGTAAGACAGAACCTTTTTACTTACAAGTTGCAGAACAACAAATAGCTTTTCATAAATCTATATTTAAGTTTGGATTTAATCCTGATATTGACAATGTATTAGAAACAGTATGGGCCCAAGGGGGATTATATACTTATTTAACAAGTGCATCTACTTTGTATGTTTCAAGTTCAAGCGCAAACGATACAGCTGCTGGAACTGGAGCACAAAACGTAACTATTTCAGGATTAGACGCTGACTACAATGAAGTTAGTGTTACGGTAGATTTAAATGGACAAACAGCTGTTCAACTAGGTTTAGCTAATAATTGGATAAGGGTAAACAGAGGTGGTGTTAATACTTCTGGAGCTACAGGAAGTAATGAAGGTGTTATCTACGTTGGAACCGAGGCAGCTCCTGTAGGTGGAGTTCCTGCAACACCTTATGCAACAATTGCAATTGGTGATAATCAAACATTAATGGCTTTATGGACAGTCCCTGCTAACTTTACGGCTTATGTTTTACAAACTGATGTTACTGTTGCAACAACACAAAATAATAAATATGCAACTGTTCACGTTTTAGCTAGACCTGATGGAGGTGTCTTCCAAGTCAAAGATAAATTTGTTATTGCTGAAGGATCTCATCATCAAGAATATGCAATTCCTTTAAAATTTAATGAAAAAACAGATATTGAATTTAGAGCAATTGGAGATAGTGTAGGAGCAGATATTGCAATATCTGCCGGAATAGATATTTTATATGTATTAAATGGAGACAGTTTAGACGTTAAGAACGGTAATTAATTATGACTAATTTATCAAAAGGTAGATACGCATTAGCAATTTCTGATAGATCAGGAATGCAGTTTCCATACAATGAAATGGTAAGAGAATGGAATGGAGCTTTTGTACATATTTCAGAATATGAACCTAAGCAACCACAACTAGAACCGATTCCAACTCCTGGCGATCCACAAGGTTTACAAAACGCTAGACCAGATAGAACTGAGCCACCAACTTTTGATATATTACCTGAAGATCCTTTTTCTTCGACTGCAGGATCAAATGTAATAACATGTAATTTTCCAAACAGTGGTTATAAGACTGGAGACTTTGTAGTTTTTGATGAATTAAAAACTGGTGTATCAGATGTCCCGATTGAAGCCATACAATTACAGTCTACTTTAAACGGTGCGATTACTGATATTGCTACAACAATTACTTTAAACGATGCAACTTATTTTCCAAACGCTGGATATATTTTTATTGAAAAGATAAATCCTGTAACATTATTATTTCAAAACGAAACAATCCAGTACATAGGTAAAGTTGGTAATGATTTAACTGGTTGTGTGAGAGGAACTGCAGCTCCATTTAGAGGTGTAACACCCGCAAACACAACGGCTGGAACACATAATAACGGTGCAAAAGTTTATGGATCTTTTGAAATTACTATGAATTCAAGTACAGTTCCAAATCCTGGACAACCACCAACAATTACAGTTTTCAATAGTTTTAACTTTACTAATCAAGTAGCAGCTAGTACAACAGCAACAGGAGGCGGTTTACAGTGTTCGTCAGGACCTGTAGTATTTAAAGCATAATTATGAATTTTGGAGAATTAAAATCAGATATCAGAAGTTACACAGAAGTTGATAATACAGTATTAAGTGATCCTGTTCTTACAACTATTGTGAAAAATGCTGAAGCTAGAATATTTAGAGAAACAGATACAGATGATGCTCGTTTCTACGATACAATTACTTTGACTCCAGGAAATAGAGAAGTTGCTGCACCAGCAAATACAAGATTTATAAGATACATTTACATTAATGATACAAACGAAACACCAGCTGTAAGAAAAGCCTTAGAGCTTAGAGATACTTCTTTTATGGAAGAGTATTATAATACACCAGGTACAGCATCTCCTGCACCTAATAACATTCCAAAATATTATTCTAACAGAAATGCTACTACAATTTTTGTAGCCCCGACGCCCGATGCTGCCTACGTGTGCCACGTTGCATATGTCAAGCAACCAGACACAATTACATCAGCAGATGCAACTACAACTTATGTATCAAACAATTACCCAGATTTATTATTATATGCATGCTTAGCTGAAACTTATGGTTATTTAAAAGGACCAACAGATATGTTACAATTATACGAACAATCTTATAGTAGAAGTATGGCTACATATGGTATAGAACAACAAGGTAGAAGAAGAAGAGACGAGTATATGGATGGCACAATTAGAACTGCTATCAACTCTCCGTCTCCAGGAGAATAGGATAAAATATGGCATCAAGTTATTCAAGTGATATAAAACTAGAACTCATGGTAACCGGTGAAAAAGCTGGTTTATGGGGTAACATTACAAACACGAATCTACAGATTTTGGAGCAAGCAGCGAGCGGCTACTTAAACTTATCTGTGGGTGCAGCTGATGTTAATTTAGTATTAACTGATGGTGCTACATCAAATGGTAAAAATTTATATTTTAAATTAACTGGAACGTTAACAGGTAATAGAGTTGTAACTATGCCTGATTCATCAGAAAGAGTATTTATTGTAGAAGATGCAACAGATAGATCAGCATCACACTATACATTAACTGTTAAAACTTTTTCAGGAACTGGTGTAACATTACCTGTCGGAAGTAAATCATTATTATATTCTGATGGAACAAATGTAAGTCCAGGTCTTTTAACTAAAGGTTACAAATCAACATCTACATCATATACTGCTGTTGGTGGTGATCAAATCATTTGTGATACATCTGGTGGTGTATTAACAATTACTTTACCAACAGGTCCTTCTGTTGGATCAGAAGTAAGTTTTATTGATGGTGGACAAAGCTACGCTGCAAATAATTTAACAATAGATCCAGGCGCTGAAAATATTGAAGGTGCTCCAGGATCAATAACTGTTTCAACAGACAATCAAAACTTTACTTTGGTTTATGTAAACGCGACTGTAGGCTGGGCTTACAAGGATAAAATATAGGAGGTGAACAGTGCCTCTTAGCAAATGGCAAATTAAACCAGGTTTCGATAAACAAAACTCTGAAGTTGGAGCGGTCGCTCGTTATGTGGGCGGTGACAACGTTAGATTTAGATATACATTACCAGAAAAAGTAGGTGGTTGGAAAGCAGAAGGTGGAGAAAGTATTTCATCTGTATCAAGAAGATTACACCCATTTAGAGGTAATGACGGTAATCAATATTTAGCAATCGGAACTGATAAGTTTTTATTAATTTATTACGAAGATAATTTTTACGATATTACACCTTACAGAACAAGTGGCTTTCCTTTAACAATTGATGAATTTAAAAACAGTACGTTTACAACAGTTTCAGGATCTAATGTTGTAACGATTACAACAACATCTATTAATGGTTTATCTGCAGGAGACATTGTAGAATTTGAAAATGTAACTTTACCTGCTGGTACAGGTTATGCTGATTCTGATTTTGAAGATAAATTATACGAAGTAAAAACAATTGTATCAGATACTGAATTTACAGTTACACCAGTTGCAAATGCTACAGGTAATGTAGGGCCTGCTGGAAGCTGTTCTATTCTTCCATTAGAAACTGTTGGTAATCAAATACAACAATTCACTTTTGGTTGGGGTACAGGAGTTTGGGGTGGATCTAATAACTGGGGTCAAGCTGCATCTACAAATGGTGTTAATACTCCTCCTGGTTTATGGTCACTATCAAACTTTGGACAGGTACTTGTTGCAACTATTTTAAATGGTAAAACATTTACATGGAACCCCGCTGCGGGTAACCCACTCGGGCAGCGAGCGTCTGTATTAACGACAGGTTTTGAAACAGATTTAAACCCGACAAATACTAGAATTAGTATGGTCTCACCTACTACAAGACATTTAATTCACATGGGTACAGAAACAACTGTTGGAACGCCATCAACACAAGATGATATGTTTATAAGATTCTCATCACAAGAACAAATAAATACATATGATATTACAGCAGGTAACTCTGCCGGCTCTCAAAGAATTCAAGATGGTACAAAAATAATGGGTGCTATAAAATCAAAAGAAGCAATTTTAATTTGGACAGATAATGCTTTATATTTAATGAGACATATCGGTAATCCGTTTGTGTTTGGTTTTGAACAAGTGGGTACTAACTGTGGATTGCTTGGACAAAACGCAGTTGTAGAAGTTGATGGTGTTGCTTATTGGATGAGTGACAAAGGTTTCTTTAAATATGATGGATCAGTTAAAACACTAGATTGTTCTGTTGAAGATTATGTTTATGATGATGTTGATTTAACTCAAAGTCAACAAATCTATGCAGGTGTAAATAATTTATATACAGAAGTAAGATGGGATTACCCATCAGCATCATCTGATTATAATGATAGATATGTAATATATAATTTTGCAGAAGGTGTTTGGTATACAGGTAATACACCAAGAACTTCTTGGGCTGATTCAAATGTGTTTGATAAACCTTTTGCAACAAGTTTTGATAATACTACAAATGGAGATTTTCCAGAAGTTATAGGTGAACCTGCAGCACCAAATGGATATGGTAAAACTATTTTATACAAACATGAAGTAGGAACTGATCAAGAAAATTTAGACTCTTCTATAACTAGAATTACATCTAATATTGAATCATTTGATTTTGATATATCTAATCCACAAATGGGTGATGGTGAGTTCTTTTTATCTATGAGAAGATTTATACCAGACTTTAAAACTTTAGTTGGAACAGCTAGAGTTACTTTAACATTAAAAAGATACCCATCAGATGCAGGTACACCATCGACGTATAGTTCTTTTGATGTTACATCGACAACAGATAAAAAAGATACAAGAGCAAGAGGTAGATTTTTAAGTATAAAGATTGAAAACCCTGGTCTTGCAGATGGTGAAAACTGGAGATATGGTACACTTAGAATTGATATACAACCGGATGGTAGAAGATAATGGCTATTACAATTAGAGTTCCTGATCCTACAGACCAATACGAAATAGGTAATCAAAGACAAATCGTAAGAGCTATTAACAATTTTATCCAACAAATAAATTCTCAGTATAAAACTCAAGGTGACACTTTTAGTGAAATAGAACAGTTGTCTTATTTTTTAGGATACTCACCTAGTAAACCTTCTGGTCCTGCTACATCTGCAGTGGGTGGCACAACAGGAGGAATAATTTACAGTAGAATAGGTGTAACAGATTTTCCAGGAGCTACTTTTCAAGCAAGTAAAAATAGAGGATATTTAGTTATTGCTGATGGTATAGGTGCTCTACCAGACCCTCCTACAATAGTGTTCCCTCAACAACCGCCTGTTGGAACAAAAGTAGCAGTAACAAATGGTAGTGGTTATATTGTTACATTAAAAGGAGGATATGATTCTACTGGATATTCAGTTAAAATAGATGGATATTTTACTGCAAGTTTAAATTCAATTCCTGCCGGTCAATCTAGAACATTTGTTTATTTTGGAGATGGAGGCTATCCTGCAGGATATAAACCAGGCCCTGGATATGTAGCATATAATACCTGGTATTCTATCGCAAGAGGGTATAATTAGGAGTTAATTATGGCAACGAGTTTTAAAAATATGATCTATGATCTCACTCCAACAACGAGTGAGAAAACAGTATATGGAGTTCCCGAAGATTCACATGCAATTGTAAATGCTTTTTACGCAAACAATACAGCGCCGTTTACCATCAGTCTAGAAGTTAGATTAGACAGAGGACCTGGAAGACCGTATGTAGCAAGTCAAACAATTGCGTTTTCTACTACTTTAGATAGTGGTCAATATTTGAATTTACTTACAGGACCGCTTGTGCTAGAAGGCGGAGATAAATTAGTGTTTACAACAAATACTACCGGTAGAGTACAAGGTACAATCGCCGCCATGCAAGTAAATAGAGAAGATCAAGAAACGACACCAATAGGTTCAGTATAAGCTTGATCAAAAATTGAAATAGGAGTATATTTAGTTATGGCAGAAAAAACTACATCGTTTACAGGTCCAGTCGTAGTAGGACTTAATGATAAAAAGGGAGAGATTCGTTTAACAGATGGTAAGAATGTTAACGAAGCAAAATATTTATCTATCGCAGCTCCTGCAACAATTACATCAGATACAACTTTAACATTTCCAAATGGTGCAGGTAATCCTGGTCAAATTCTTTCAACAGACGGTAGCGGTAATTTAAGTTGGGTTAATGATTCAGCAGGTAACCCTGCAGGAACAAATGGTCAAGTTCAAACAAATGATGGTGGTACTTTTGGAGCAATTTCAGAAGGAACATCAGGACAGGTTTTAACATCAAATGGTGCAGGTGTTGCACCAACTTTTCAAACTATTACAGGCGCTGATCCTGTTACAAGTTCTTTAGATATAGGTACATCAAAGACTGTAAAAATTAATGCTAATTCCCCTGATGGAAACAGAAACGTTGCTGTAGGAAGATTAGCATATGATAACAGTCCAAGTGGATCAGATAACGTTGCTATTGGAGATGAAGCATTAACAAGTGCGACTTCTTGTGTTCAGAACACAGCAGTAGGTAGTGAGGCTATGAAATTTGCAAACACTAATAGTGGTAATGCTGCATTTGGATATCAATCATTACAAAATTGTACTGCAAATTTAAACAGTGCATTTGGACCGGGTTCCATGAGAGGTTTAACAAATGGTATTTTTAATACTGCGATAGGTACTAACTGCGGTGTTAATATGGGAGGATCGACTGACAATGTAATTATTGGTGGAACTGCAGGAAATACTTTAACTGGTGGTAATAATAATATTATTATTGGTAAAAGTGCAGAACCTTCATCAGCAACAATAAGTAATGAAATTACTTTGGGTAATGGTTCTATTGCAACTTTAAGATGTAATCAAACATCAATCACTTCTCTATCAGACGCTAGAGACAAGAAAGATATTGAAGACGCGAACATAGGTCTAGATTTTATTAATGATTTAAGACCTGTTAAGTTCGTATGGGACACTAGAGACGGTGCTAGAAAAGACATTAAAGAAGTCGGATTTATTGCACAAGAACTAGACGAAGTTCAACAAAAACACGGTGTTGAAGATCATTTACAGTTAGTTTTAAAAAACAACCCTGATAAATTAGAGGCTGCACCAGGAAAACTTATACCTATTTTAGTTCAAGCCATAAAGGATCTAAAAAAAGAATTAGACGAACTAAAAAAGGCGTAATTAAAGGATTGACAACAATCCAAAATATAAATAAAAAACAATTTTAAGGAGAAAAATAATATGGCTACATTCGGAAAAATTTCAAGTTCACTATTAAATTTTAATAGTACTACTACTACAATAGACATACCAGGATATGGTATAACTCCATCACAACAACAAACTATTCCACAAAGACATGGACCTAGTTTAAATTTAGGATTATTTCAAAGTACTCCATATGTTTTAACTCCTGCAGATACTGACAGTAACACTCTAAGTGATGGATATCAAAATAATATATCTTTTGGTAATAATATTACATTAGTAACACCTAATACAAAACCTTCTCAACCAAACAATGCTTCTCCTGAACAAAGAGTTGCTAGATATGAAGGATCATTTATGGATACAGCTAGAAGTTTGCATGGATCTATAATTATTGGTCATGATATAGCAACTATAGGTTTTCCAGCAGGAAGTAATGCAGACAGTGCAGGTTATTATCCTGCTAGAGGTTATTTTAGATCTCCTAACACAGTCATAGGAAGTTTTATTCTTGAAGGTCTTGGATCACAAACATCTATTGGTGGATATGGTCAAGGTCGTATGGGTGGTAACTGTATTGTAGGTAATGGTTTTGGTAGTGCTGTCGTTAATAGTAATCTAGACTACGACGTAGGTGGATATGGATACGGAGCTCTTGAAGGCGCTCTAAACAATTCAGTTGTTGGTCACAACAACTACCAATATTCTATGAGACCTCAAGTATCTGGTTATTCTGCTAGAATAACTAATAACGCTATATGTGGTACTAATAACGGAGTTCATCCTTTTGGACAATATGATTTTAATAAAGGATATTATACTGGTCAAAATAAAACTCAAGTTATCTCTGAAAGAGATGTTAATAACGCATTTCGTAGATATGTATATGGTAATACTGTAATGGGAACGCAGAACAATACCTGGAGATTTAACTGGGCTTCAGCTCCGGTGCAACCGACAAATCCTCAAGAAACTACACAAATATCTGAAAGTGCTAACGTAGTTATAGGTAGAGAAAACAATACTTATGAGTTAGAAAATTATGATTATGCTGGTGGTAATGTAAGTGCTGATAGAGTAAGATTTAGCTCAAATGTTGTTATTGGAGAGGATAATGATTTAAGAAGAGATTTTTCTACTCCTGGTGGATACTTCACTAACAATTCAGACAGAAATGTTTTAATAGGAAAAAACAACGAACTTGCTAGTGATAGTTCTAGAAATACAGTTATAGGTAATGATTGGACTTTTGAGTCAGTAGCTCCTTCAGATTTTTCTGAAGCAAGGGATAATGTACTGATTGGTAGATTAAGTGATACTACAGTTTTAGGTCCTTCAGGTGGTGTAGGTATCTTTAATACAAGTAATAATGTATTTATAGGTCATGACATAAATAATGGTCTTCCTTTTGGTACAAGAGCTCGACACCAAAACTGTGTACTTCTTGGAGCTTTTGCAACAGCTTCTTCAGCTACTGCTACAAATGAAATTACTTTAGGTGGTAATTCTATTGCAGCTTTAAGATGTAATGTAACTACAATTACAGCTTTATCAGATGCTAGAGATAAAACTAACATTGAACCAATTTCAAATGCTAGTGCTTTCATCAAAGATCTAAAACCAGTCAAGTTTGATTGGAATAGAAGAGATGGTGCTAAATCTAGAGACCATGATATGGGATTCTTAGCTCAAGACTTAGATGATGCTCAAAATAAACATGGTATCCAGGATCACTTAGATATTGTTTACAAATCTAATCCTGAAGCTTTAGAAGCGTCATATGGCAAGTTATTACCAATACTTGTACAGGCTTTAAAAGAGCAACAAGAAGAGATTGAAAAGTTAAAATCAACAACTAACTAATCTTTAACAGAATTTATGATGAGCCCCTTACTAAATCAGGGGCTTTTCATGATACACGAAAGAATGAAAATACAAAGATTACGTTACATTCTTTCTTCAAATAAACCATTGAGAACATTTAATTATAATGTTATCAATATAAACTAGGAGAAAAATGAGAAAAATAGCTATAATTAGTCCCTGCTACAATCAATTAAATTTAGATGGAAGATTTGCCACTTCCTTAATAAACACAATTCAACTTTTAAAAAAAGAAGACATTCACGCTGAACATGCTTTTATAGAAAACAATGATCTATTAAATTATAACTTAAATCAAGCTGTTCATGTTTTTTTAGAAGACAAAGATTTTACTGATTTTGTTTTTATAAATTCAAATATTATATTTCAACCAAAAATTGTTGTGAACATGCTTACAAAATATGAAGCTCAAAGAATTTTAGGTGGTTCGTGTAAAACTGCTGAGTATGGTCAGGTCCCTGGATTAGAAATAGAACTAGATCTAGAAAAAAAAGAAACAATGCCAGGTGACTCAAACCTACTAAAAGTTAATTCTTTGTTTTTAGGTTTTGTTAAAATTAAAAGAGAAGTTTTTGAAGAAAACGAAAAAGTTTTTGAAAAAGTATATTTTAAAAATTCTCAAAAAGACGGTGATGATTTTGAAGAACAAAGATCTTTTTATTTTACTTCACCTGTCTTAGGTGATGAATTTTATTTTAAAGGAACAAGTTATAGATTTTTTAACAGACTAAGAAAAGAAGCTGGTGAAGATTTGTGGTGTAATATTAATTTTAACGTAGGTCAAACTGATGGTAATTATGTTCATCACTACCCTTTAACTGAATTTATTAAAATGGTAGAACATTTTAAAGAAAAACAAAAACAAAAATCCGAAGAGGAAAAACAAGAGTTGAATTAATATGGGTTGGCTAAGTGACATAAAAAATAAGATTAAAGACGATATAATTCCTAAAGAACTTACAAGTGGAAAAGAGTTTAAAAAACAACTTCGTAATTTAATCCCTAATGAATTAGCAGATGTTGCAGTCAAAGCTGCTCCGTTCGTTGCACCTTTTCAACCAGGTATTGCAGCTGCAATGCGTGGTATTGGTAGGTTTGACCAACGTGGAAGCATTAGTGATGCATTAAAACAGGCTGCAGCAACAGGTGCATTTGGATACGCCGCTGGTATGATTCCAGGAACAGAAAATTATTTTGGAAAAGGTTTAGAAGGTGCTAAAGCTTTAGGTAGTGATGCCATGAGTGGAATCACAAGTATATTTAAAGGCGGCGGTAAAAACGCTGCTAATCAAATTATAGAGCAGGCTGGTACAGCTGATGATATTTATCCCGGTATGAAAACATCAGGTGGTATTATGGATACCATTAGAAAATATGGTGGCAAAGCAATAGACAAGGGACAAAAATTTGTTTTAGGACCAGATGGAGAATTTCAATTTAGTGATATTACAGATTTTATATCTGACCCTAAAAAAATAATTCCAACATTAATGTTAGGAACATACATAAAAGAAAAATTTTTCCCAGGAGAAAAAGAAGAAGATCCTTACGACAAATATTTAGCTGAAAGAAAAGCAGATGTGGAAAGCTATTTAAGGTTATATGGTCCACAAGATTTTAGAAGAGATGTTCCTAATAATCCATTTACACAAGCAGAAATTGATAAATTTGTATATGATAATACCCCGGAGTATAGAAGAGATACAGCAGCATCTGGCGGAAGAATGGGATTCAATAAAGGTAGTGATATATTTGATTTATATGAAAAAAAATTATTAGAAAAAGAAGGTTATGATTATGATTCTCCTGAAAAATATGGATCAGATAGAGAAAGGGGAATTTTAACTCTTAAAGATATTATTGATGTTTTAAGTAGATCAGACTACTCAAAAGGTGGTGACACTGCTGAACAAAATGCAATGCAAGCAGCTGAAGTAGAAGGATTAGATTTAAATGTAAATCCTAAAGGTATTATGGAATTAGATATGAGAGAAAAAGGTGGTTTTATACCACCAGTTGGTGTCAAAGAAAAAGCTGATGATATCCCTGCGATGTTATCAAACAACGAGTTTGTGTTCACTGCCGACGCGGTGCGAGCAGCGGGTGGCGGGAGCGTAGACAAAGGCGCTCAAAAAATGTATAAAATGATGAAGGAATTGGAGGCAAAAGTATAATGGCAGTAGCAAATTCACCAGCTTTAGAAGCAGCACAAAAAGGTTATTTAGGCGGACTTGTTGATTTAGTAAAAAAACCTACAGATACATCTAAATTCGCACCTGAAATACAAAGAAAATCAGAATTTCAAATGGCTGCAGAACAAGAAGCAGCTAGAAGAGCTGGGTTAGGGGCTATTACTTACGACCCTACAACAGGTGGTATTAAAAGCATTGGCGCTGGAACAGGTGTTATGTCTTTTGAACCTTATTTAGAAAGGGCTGCTCAGTATTCTGGTCCTGATGCTTACAAACAATTTATGTCACCATATCAACAAGATGTGATTGATGTAACTTTAAATGAATATGATTTACAATCTCAAAGAGGAATGCAAGGTATTGCTGACAGAGCAGTAACTGCAGGAGCTTTTGGTGGTGGTAGAGAAGGTGTTGAAAGAGCACAGTACCAAACAGAATCGGATAGAAACAGAGCTGCACTTCAAGCTCAACTTTTAGGACAGGCTTATGGACAAGCGCAAACGGCTGCCGGTAGAGCTTTTGGTGAGCAATCACAACTTGCAACTTTGACACCTGCATTAGAAGGACAAACCATTGCTGGTATGTCTGCTTTAGGTTCTGGAGATCTTGCGTACAGACAAGCTGTTGAAGATGCAAAAAGACAAGGAGAAAGACTAGCAGCATACGAACCATATGAAAGATCAAGCTATTTAGGCGCTGGTTTAGGTTCTTTAGCATCTTCCGGAATGTCTGGTCCTATTTCACCATTAGGAACTAGTATGAGTTCAGCTCAATTAAGTCCACTTGAATCAGCATTAAAACTTGGTGGTACTTTAGGTGGAATATTTGGGAGCATCAGATAATGCAAAAAATTTTAAAAAGACCAATGTTTAGAAAAGGTGGTCTTACTCAAAGATCAAATTATGATATCGGTGGAATAACTTCAGAAGACGTTTTAAAACAATATGAAATGCTTAAAGGGTCTCTTCCACAACAAAAAGATGACAGGATGCTTAGATATATTTCTAGAGCAGCAGGTCAAATAGGAAACCAACCACAGCCAGGAACTACTGCACTACAAAGAATTATAAATGCCGCTAGTGGTAATTCATTAGAACAACTATTTTCAGAAACAGATGAAAGAAGAAAATACGATCAGGGTTTACAATCATTAGCTTTAGAACAAGCTATGGCAGAAAAAAATAGACAAAGAAAACTTTTTGATATTGGAGAAGCTAGAAAAGCAGATAAGGAAAATGAACTTAGTATATATGAAGCAAAAAAGAAAATAGATGAACAATTTGGTGGAGCAGATGATAATAGAACAGCTAATCAAATAGATTTTGAATACGTAAAACAAGATTTAGAAAACAGAGGTATGAATCCTTATAATGAAGATGGAAGTCTTTCTGAAGATTTTAAAAGAAGTTTTTACTTTTATAAAACTGGAAAAGAAATAACAGAAGAAGTTGCTGAACAATTTGCAATGGCAAATGTATCTGGTGATAAAAGACAAATGGAAGCCGCTTTAGCAAATAATCAAATGCAAAGAATAAAACAGTTTCACTTTGATAAAGCCCGAGATGCAAATATGGATATAGCTACTGTAGATATATACGAACCTGGACAAACAAAGTTGGACAACTATGTTTTATACATAGCAGAAGATGGTGTTCAGATGGCAGTACCAAATCCCAATGATCCAGAAAAAACTATGATGGTACCTATACCAGGAGCCGCATATATTTTAAGAGTGGGTGATGATGTTAAATATTATGATATTAATTTTGAAGAAATTATGACAGAATAGGAGATGAAATGGTCTCTTATACAGATTTTGTAAATCAAAATAAAAATATAAAAAAAGAAAAAGAAGATAACGAAAGATCTAATTTAAGAAGAGATACTATTTTAGCAGGGCTTTCATTTGGAAGATTTTTTTTACCCGGTGATGAATTAAAACCTGAAGCTGAAAACAATCAAAAACTAAGTAATATAGAATCAGCCATGACTGGTATCGCGTCTGGTATGATAAAAGTTCCTGAAGGTATTATATCATTAGGAGCAGAATTAATTGACTTAGGTTTAGACACAAATACAGCAGCTGATATAGAAATGTTTTTTGAAAAATTAAATCCATTTGAAGCAGCTTCAGAAGAAAGAGCAGTAGGAAGATTAACTGAAGCTTTAGTTCAAATAGGGGTCCCTGGAACAATTGGTGCAAAAGCTGCAACTAAGATAGCTACTAAAGCTTTAAATGCAAAAAAAGCTGGCGCTCTTTTAAATTCTTCTGCATCTAATGTTCAAAACGGATTGAAACAAGCTAAAAAATTAAATGAACTAACGGGAAGACAGAAATTTGGAGCTGTTGTAGTTGGAGGTGCTGGTGGTGAAACTTTAGTAGCAGACGTAGAAAGAATAGGAACTTTTGGTGATTTATTTGAAGCAGGTCCTACACAGCTAGATAGATTTGAAACAGAAGGTTCGGAAGATGCAGGTCGAAAAATATTAAACAGATTAAAATTTGGGACTGAGTCTTTGGGTGTTACACCTTTTGTTTATGGTGCGGGAAAAGTTATTAGTGGAATAGCTAAAGGAGCAAAAGATAGAATATATAGCGACTCTGCTATAGAAAGAGCTGTAGACAAATTTGCATCAGTATTTAGATTTAGAGGCGCTAAACCAGTAGAACAAGCTTTAGCAAAAGAAACTGAATCTACTAGAAAAATGGCAGACATAAATTTTGCTATGGAACAAGTTAAAAGAATAGACAAAGAAATAGATACAATTTTTCCAGAAACAAAAAAGTTTTTATTTCAAGCAAATAAAAAAGAAAGAAAAGAGTTTTTAAAAGTATTAGATCAAACTTTATTTTCTGGCCCATTGACTAAAGGATTAGATCCAAATTTAAGAATGGAGATTGTTGAAATAATGAGTAAAGCAGGAGCTAAACCAGAAGGAATTAAAACTGTTATGACTGGTTTAGAAAGAAGTAGAGATTATTTTGTTAACTTAATTGAACAAGCATCTGGAACTCCTGCTGTAGTAGATCTTCCGTCAAATTTAACAGGAGAGCTGTCTAAGTTATTAGGTAATAGAGTTAGAAGTTCTTTATCAAATACTTTTGAAATTTTTGATAATCCTAATGCAGGTTTTCTTCAATCCTATAAACCAACCAGAGAATCAGTAGAAAAAGTAAAAGAAATTTTTATGAGATACGCTGCAAGAAATGGACAACCAATCACTCCTGAAATGGCTGAAGGTTATGTAAATGACATCATAAAATCTGTTTCTAAAATGGATCCTAAAAAAGATACTTTGCCAACTTTTCGTTATCCAAATTTAACAAAAGGGGCTGATGATGCATATAATCTAAAAACATTTAGTCAAACATTAGAAAAAAATTTACCTGATGGTAAAAAATCTTTTGAAGTTATAGGTAAAGGAAGTAAAGCATTTAGAGAATTGTTTGGTGAAATAGAAGACGCTCGTCACTCAATTTATGAAACAATGTCCCGTTTATCTATCATAACACGTAGAGGACAAATGTTTGAGGAAATGTTAAATGCAGATAAAGCTATAAAAGCAGCAGCAAACTCTGCAACACCTTATGGACAAAGAGGTTTTTTTCATGCTACGCCTATTGCAGCCAAAGAAGCTTTTGGTCCTAATTCAACAATTGTAAAACTACCTGAAAATTTACAAAAATATTTTCCAGATGAAAATATATACACAACCAAAGAAATAGCAGAAGGTTTTGAATCAGTCTCTCAACTTCAAAATTTTATGAGAGGTGAAACAGGTGGTCCTTTAGGTAAAACATTTTCTTGGTTGTGGAGAAATTTATTACTTACACCAAAAGCTGGTGCACAATTTGCAAAAACAATTTTATCAGTTCCAACACACATAAGAAACTTTTTAAGTTCAGGAGTGTTTGCTGTTGGTAATGGAACAATACTTACAGACCCAAGACTAATAGCAAAAGCTATGAACAATGCTAGAAAAGTAGTTCAAGTAGGGTTAAGAGAACCTGAAGCAATGGCTAAGTACAGAGAATACTTAGATCTAGGTATTGTAAATACAAACGTTAGAATGGGTGATTTAAAAAATCTTATGAAAGACGTAAGATTTGGGGAAGGAAATATTGCAACAGATAGTGTTTTATTTCCAATGTTAAACTCTCTAGGTAAAAACGTAAGTAAAGGTGTTAAAGGTGTTGGTAGATTTATGCAAGATGCATATGTAGCTGAAGATGATTTTTGGAAAATATATAATTTCGAAGTAGAACTAGAAAGATTAATTAAAGCATACGAAAAGTCTGGAATGAAAGTCGGACCAAATATGTTAGTTGAATTAAAAGAAAGAGCTGCTGATATTGTAAAGAATACAGTACCTAATTATGGTAGAGTCGGGCAAATTGTACGAGCAGCGAGGATGTCACCTTTCGGAAACTTTATGTCTTGGCCTTCTGAAATATGGAGAACTGGATACGGTGTATTTAGACAAGGACTAAAAGAATTAAAAGATCCTGTTACAAGAGGAATAGGAATGAAAAGATTAGCAGGAATGACTTTTGCAACAGCGGCTTTACCTCTTGCAATCGTAGAAGGCTCTAAAGCTATTTTTGGAGTTTCTGATGAAGAAGCAGACGCAGTAAATTATTTTGTTGCTCCATGGGCTGTTGACTCTCAAAAAATAATTATGAAAGATCCTGTTGATGATGAATTTTATTACATAGATTGGAGTAGAAATAATGTTTATGATACTCTTACTCGTCCATTTCAAACAGTTTTAAACAGTATTCAAAGAGGTATAGAGGATGAAGATGTTTTAATAAAAGGTTTTACTGAAGGTTTAATTAAATCATTAGGTCAACAAGCTGAACCTTTTGTTTCAGAATCTATTTTTACAGAGGCTTTTATGGACATACTATCTAGAGGAGGTAGAACTAGAGATGGTAAAGTATTGTACAACGAAAGAACACCTGATAATGAAAAGTATCAAATTATAACTATGCACCTTGCAAATACATTGATGCCTACGACTCAACCTTTCGAAAGAACTATAAAGGCCATTACCGGAGAACCTGGACCAAGTGGTGATATTTATGAAATAGTTCCAGAAATTGCAGGTATATTTGGTATGAGACCAATTAAAATTGATCCAAAGAAAAGTCTTGGTTATTATTTATACAAATTTCAAACAGATCAATCTGCAGACAGAAGAAATTTTACTGGAGGTAAGTTCGGTGTTTTAAGTGGTGAAAGAAAAACTCCACAAGATGTTATTGAAAGATTTTTTGTTGCTAACAAACAATTGTTTGAAACTCAAAGAGAGATGAAACAAATATTAAATGCTGCTCAAACTTTGGGTTTAAGTGAAGATGAACTATATGAAGTATTTGATGAAAGGGGTATATCTACAAGAACATTAAGTAGATTATTGGATGGAGAATTTAAACCTTTTGAACCTAGTGACAACATTCTTAGAAGATTTGAAACAATTGCTGAAGATACTGGTGTTCCAAATCCGTATCCAGAAGCGGAACCAATTATAAATAGAATTATTGATGATTTAAATAATCAAAATTTAAATGAACCTTTTAGTTTAAGCATTGACAATTATTTACCTCAAATGAATCCTAAAAACCAACAGTCTTCAATGTTACCACCTACACCTATGCCTAATGCTGGTATGTTTAAAACACCGGTACAACAAAATAATATGTTAGCATCTGGTTTAACAAGAATGGAAGAGGTTTATTTATCACCTGAAG